GGCTGGGGCGCGGTTACGGCTGCTCTTGCTGAATATGCAGCCAAGGCCCGCGATATCGGTGGCGATATCGGCCAGACGTTGGTCGGGGCGTTCCAGAGCGCGGAAACCGCCGTGGGCGACTTCGTCAAGACCGGCAAGCTGGACTTCAGCAGTCTGGTCACTTCGATGATCGCTGATCTGGCCAAGCTGGCCGCGCGGCGCTTTATTCTCGGCCCCATCGCCGATGCCTTGTCAGGCGCGTTTGGTGGCGCGGGCGGGATCTTCGCGAATATCCTACACGCAGGCGGGATGGTCGGATCGCCGGGGCCTGGCCGGATGGTCCCGGCCATGGCATTCGCCGGTGCCCCCCGCATGCACTCAGGGGGCTGGGCCGGGCTGAAACCTGACGAGGTCCCCGCAATCCTGCAACGCGGCGAGCGGGTTCTGTCGCGTCGGGAGGCGGCGGGATACGGCCAGACCAGCGCGCCAACAGTCAACGTTACCATTATGTCGCGCGACGCTGAAAGCTTCCGGCAATCCCGCACGCAGGTGGCGGCCGATATCGCCCGCGCGGTGTCCTTGGGTCGGAGGGGCATGTGATGGCGTTTCACGAGGTGCGTTTCCCCGACGATATTAGCCGCGGGGCACGCGGTGGGCCGGAACGGCGCACGCAAGTGGTCGAACTGGCCTCGGGCGATGAAGAGCGCAACGCCAGCTGGGCAAACAGCCGCCGTCGCTATGATGTCGCCTATGGCATCCGGCGCGCTGATGACCTGGCATCGGTGGTTGCCTTCTTCGAGGCCCGGAACGGTCGCCTGCACGGCTTTCGCTACAAGGACTGGGCTGACTACAAATCTGCCCTGCCGTCGCAAGCTATCACCCCAACCGACCAGCAGATCGGCACTGGCACCGGCGGTCAGCAGAGCTTCCAGCTGGCGAAACGCTACACCTCCGGCGCGCAGACATGGGTCAGAACCATCACCAAACCTGTCGCTGGAACCGTCCGCGTCGCGCTGGGCATGGTGGAGCAGATGTCGGGCTGGACGCTGGATACCACCACCGGCGTCATCACCTTCACCACCGCCCCGGCCAATGGCATCATCGTCCGCGCTGGGTTTGAATTCGATGTGCCAGTGCGCTTCGACAGCGACACGCTCGATGTCACCCTCGATTTTGAACGGCTCGGGTCGATCACCTCTATCCCTCTCTTGGAAATCCGCAGATGAAATCCCTTTCCCCTGCGCTGCAGGCCCATCTCGATGATGGCACCACCACCTTGTCTTGGTGCTGGCGGATTTCACGAGCGGACGGCGTGGCGCTGGGCTTCACGGATCATGATCGCGCGCTTGCGTTCGATGCTACCGCGTTTGAACCGGAGAGCGGGTTCGCCGCATCGGAAATCCGCTCTTGGTCCGACCTTGCCGTCGATGCACAGGATGCGATGGGCGTGCTGACCTCAGACCGGATCACGGAAACCGACATTCTCGACGGACGCTGGGACAACGCTGCTGTGGAGCTCTGGCGGGTGAACTGGGCGGACCCGAGCCAACGGGTGCTGATGCGGTGCGGTGCTGTGGGTCAAATCCGGCGCGGGCGGATGGCCTTTGTCGCGGAGGTGCGGTCGCTTGCGCATGTACTGGGCCAGACTGTCGGGCGGACGTTTCAGGCCGGGTGCGACGCCGCGCTGGGCGATGCGCGATGCGGAATCGATTTGGATAACGCTATCTACAAGGGCACGGGCGTGATTACCGACCTGTTGCGTGACCGCGCGTTCATGGCCTTGGGGCTGTCGGCGTTCGAGGCGGGCTGGTTCACATCCGGCACCCTGACATGGACCAGCGGCGCAAATGCGGGGCGCATCACCGAAGTGCTGGCCCACGGATTGGCCGATGCCATCGCCACCCTGACCCTGCTGGAAGCCCCCGTGCGCGTGATCGTCGAGGGCGACAGCTTCATCGCGCGGGCTGGTTGCGATAAGCGCATCGCGACGTGTGGCGGGAAGTTCGCCAACACGGCCAACTTCCGGGGTTTTCCGAACATACCCGGGCAGGATGCCGTGTTGCGTTATGCCAGTCAGGACGGCAGCCATGAAGGCGGCGTGCTTTGATTGGTGCCGCTGATCCTGACCTCGTCGTTACTACCGCGCGCTTATGGCTCGGCACACCTTATCACGATCAGGCCAGTCTCAAGGGCGTCGGCTGTGATTGCCTCGGGCTGGCACGCGGCGTCTGGCGCGACGTGATCGGAAGCGAACCTTTCCCTATCCCACCCTACAGCCGGGATTGGGGCGAGACCGGACCCCACGAGGTACTGGCGGACGGGGCCGCGGCGATGCTGGTCCCGATTGCACCGGCTGACATCATCCCCGGCGCGCTGGTCCTGTTCCGCATGACCCCACGTGCCATCGCCAAGCATGTCGGGATCGTGACCGGGCCCGACAGCTTCATCCATTCCTATGAGCGCCTTGGCGTCATCGAAGAAGTCCTGACTCCTGCCTGGCGGCGGCGTATCGCCTTCGCCTTCCTGTTTCCTCAACACTGAGAGTCCACACATATGGCATCGCTTATACTCGGCGCGGTTGGCGCCACGATCGGTGGCTCCATCGGCGGCACCCTGCTTGGCGTCAGCGCATTCAGCATTGGTGGTTTCATCGGGTCCACCGTGGGATCCATGGTCGACAATTGGATCGTCTCATCCCTCGCGCCCGCCCAACGCATCGAGGGCGCACGCCTCGACGGGTTGCGCATCACCTCAGCGACCGAAGGAACGGTAATTCCACGCCTGTTTGGCCGGATGCGCATCGGCGGCAATATCATCTGGGCCACGGATTTTCGTGAGGAGGCCCGGACCACAACCACGACCCAAGGCGGCGGCAAGGGTGGCGGCGGGGGCGGGGGCGCGAAGATCACAACGACCGAGTATTTGTACTTTGCCAGCTTCGCTGTGGCGCTTTGTGAGGGCGAGATCACCGGCATCGGCCGCGTCTGGGTCGACGGCAAACCGATGGATATGACTGGCGTCACCTGGCGGTGGTATCCCGGCAATGAGACGCAGACCCCCGATCCGTTCATCACCGCCAAGATGGGCGCGACCAACACCCCCGCCTATCGCGGCACGGCCTATGTCGTGTTTGAGGAGTTGAACCTCAGCGGTTTCGGCAACCGCCTGCCGCAGATCAGCTTCGAGGTGTTCCGACCGCTGGCGGATGCGGACACTGCTGAAGGGCTGGTCAAAGCGGTCACGCTGATCCCGGCTTCGGGCGAGTTCAGCTACGCAACAACCCCGGTCAAGCGGCCCTTCGGCGCGGGTGGTGCGACAGTTGCCGAGAACCTGAATGCGATCTCCGACACTGCCGATATCGTCGTGGCGCTGGACCGGCTGCAATCCATGGCACCGGCCGTGGAAAGCGTCAGCCTCGTCGTGGCGTGGTTCGGTGACGATCTGCGTGCAGGCAGCTGCAAGCTGCGCCCCGGCGTCGAGCTGGCGGTCAAGATGACGACACCCTCATTTTGGGTCGTGAACGGCGTCAGCCGCGCCAGTGCGGTTCTCATCAGCAGCGACGCCGAAGGTCGCCCGGTCTATGGCGGCACCCCGGCGGATTTTGCGGTGGTGCAGGCGATCAGAGAGATAAAGGCACGCGGTCTGCGTGTGACCTTCTATCCGTTCATCCTGATGGATGTGCCGTCCGGCAACACCAAACCAAATCCTTACAGCGCCAATGCTTCTGGGGTGGGCCAGCCTGCATTCCCATGGCGCGGGCGGATCACCTGCTCCCCGGCTGCGGGCTTTGCCGGGTCCGTTGATAAAACTGCCGCAGCGGCCGCACAGGTCACAGCCTTATTCGGCACTGCGACACCTGCCAGTTTCAGCCTCTCCGGCGACAGCGTCAGCTGGACCGGCCCCGCTGGCGATTGGGGTCTGCGCCGCATGGTGCTTCACTATGCGCATCTGTGCAAAGCGGCCGGGGGCGTCGATGCCTTCCTGATCGGCACAGAGATGCCGGGCTTGACCACCATCCGCTCGGGGGCCAGTACCTATCCGGCGGTGCAGGCCTACCGCGATCTGGCAGCGGCCGTGCGAACTATCCTCGGGCCGGGCACCAAGATCAGCTACGCCGCCGACTGGTCAGAATACTTCGGCCACCAGCCGGGTGATGGATCGGGAGATGTGTTCTTCCACCTCGACCCGCTTTGGTCAGATGCCAACATCGATTTCATCGGCATCGACAACTACATGCCGCTCTCGGATTGGCGCGACGGGTTTGATCATGCCGATGCTGCCCTTGCGCCTGCAATCTACGACCGGGATTACCTGCAATCCAACATCATCGGCGGTGAGGGCTTTGACTGGTTCTATGCAACCCCGGCTGATCGCATCGCGCAGGTTCGCACACCGATCACGGATGGTGCCGCCGGGAAGCCGTGGGTGTTCCGCTTCAAAGATCTGCAGGCTTGGTGGTCCGAGCCGCATTTCAACCGGCCGGGTGGGGTGGAGAGCGGAACGCCCACGGCTTGGGTGCCGCAATCAAAGCCGGTCTGGTTCACCGAACTCGGCTGCCCCGCCATTGATCGCGGCACCAATCAGCCCAACGTGTTCTTCGACCCGAAGTCGTCCGAGAGTTTTGCGCCGCACTTTTCGCGCGGCTGGCGGGATGACGCGATCCAGCGCGCCTATCTCGAGGCGACCTATCTGTTCTGGGGTGCCTCGGCCAATAACCCGGTCTCGGCGGTGACCAGCACGCGAATGGTTCATGTGCCGGAATGCGCCGCATGGACCTGGGATGCACGGCCTTATCCGTTCTTCCCCGAACTGACGGATGTCTGGACCGATGGTCCGAACTGGCGGCGCGGGCATTGGCTGACCGGACGGCTCGGTGCGGTATCGCTGGCAGCACTGGTGCGACACCTGTGCCTGCGCGCAGGAATGCCAGAAGAGCGGATCGATGTCTCCGGCCTCTGGGGTGCGGTTGAGGGATATGTCATCTCAGCCCTAGAGGCCCCGCGCGCCTCAATCTCAACGCTGGCCCGCCACTTCGGGTTCGATGCGGTCGAGAGCGAAGGTCGGATTCGGTTCCTCATGCGCGGCCGGATTGCCAACGTGATGATCACCCCAGACGCAATGGTCGGATCCGCCTCGGCACAAGGCGATGTGATGGAGCTGACGCGCGCGCAGGAAACCGAACTGCCACAGGCCCTGAAGTGGCAGGTCGCGCGGGCGGATGAGGATTATGACGCAGCGCAGGTCGAAGCCCGCCGGATCACCGTCGACACCACGCGCATCGCCTCCGAGGCGTTTCCGATGGCGGTGCCACCGGAAGAGGCTGAACGGCGCTGCCGTCGCGCGCTGATGGAAGCGTGGGTCGGACGGGAAACTGCGGTGTTCCGCCTGCCACCCTCGCGTCTGGCGCTGGATCCCTGCGACGTGATCCTCCTCGATCACGATGGCCGCCTGACGGAACTGCGGCTGGTGTCCATCGCGGACTCGGACCAGCGCAGCATCGACGCCGTGCGCCAGGACCGTGCCGTCTACGATCTGCCGCCCGGCGATCCTCGCCCAGCGTCCCTGTCGACACCCGTGGTATTCGGCAGACCCGATGTGGTTTTGCTCGATCTGCCGCAGCTGCGTGAAGATCAACCGGCACATCGCCCCTTTGTCGCTGCCCACGCCAAGCCGTGGCCCGGCGCAATCGCGGTCTACCGCAGTGCTGCGACGGATGGATTTGAGCTGCTGAACACATTTGGCACGCGTGCGCGCATGGGCATACTTGCGGCGGACTTCTTTGCCGGACCTGTATCGCGCTTCGATCTTGGCAACGCCCTGGTCATCGATCTGTTCTCGGGCACGCTGGAAAGTGTAACGGACATTGCCTTGCTGGGCGGAGCGAATGCGCTGGCCGTCGAAACCGGCGCTGGGCGATGGGAGATCGTCCAAGCAGCCATGGCTGAGTTGATCGCGCCGGGACGCTATCGCCTGACGCGACTGCTGCGGGGGCAGCGTGGGACGGAGAACGCAGTCGTGGGTGTCGTCCCGACCGGCGCGCGTATTGTCGTGCTTGATGCCGCATTGGCAGTGCTGCCCATCGCCGAGGCCGATCTGGGCCTGCCGTGGAACTGGCGCATCGGCCCCGCATCTCGCCCAGTCAGCGATGACACCTTTGTCGCGACCAGCTTCACGCCCGAAGGTGCCGGGCTGCGGCCTTTCTCGGTCGCGCATGTTGAGCAGCCATGGCGGACAGCGCGCAGCCCCGGCGATCTGTCGATCCGCTGGACACGCCGGTCGCGGTCGCTTGCGGCTGACAATTGGGGCATGGGGGATGTGCCTTTGGCCGAGGACAGCGAGGCCTATGAGATCGACATTCTGGACGGGTCAGGTGTCAAGCGATCCTTGACGACTGTCACGACCTCGGCCCTCTACACCGCCGCCCAGCAGACCACCGATTGGGGCGCACCCCTCGGGCCCGGCCAATCCCTTGCCATCCACATCTACCAGCTCTCTTCCCTGATCGGTCGGGGCGCTGGGCGGTCCGTTACTCTCATCTTCTGAAGGCTATCATGTCCGACATCACCACCAATCTCCTGCTGCCCTACATCATGGCATCGCAGGCCCAAAAGCACGTCACCCATAATGAAGCCCTGCGCCTGCTGGATGCCATGGTCCAGCTGTCGGTGCTGGACCGCAACCGAACCGCCCCACCTGCCAGCCAGGTCGATGGTGATCGGCATATCGTGGCGTCTGGGGCGACAGGTCTTTGGGCTGGCTGGGACTTGAACGTGGCCTTCTGGGTCAATGGCGTCTGGATGCGGCTGGTGCCGCGCACCGGCTGGCTGGCCTGGCTCGCGGCCGAACAGATGTTTCTGGTCTGGAATGGCAGCGTCTGGGAGCCGGTTGGCGAACCGGTGGATGTGTCAGATGCTGTTTTCAGCCTGGTGAATGACGCCGATCCGACCAAGAAGGCGGCGTTCTCGCTGTCTGGGATTACGACGGGCACGACCCGGACCTTCACGCTGCCGAACACCTCGTCGGAACTGGCGATCCTTGCGGGCACCCAGACGTTCAGCGGCAACAAGACCTT